GTTGTGGCAGTGCTATTGCTAGTTCTAGCCTTGTCACCGAGCTCCTCAAGGGCAAGACGCTGGATGAGGCTCAGACCATCAAAAACTCACACATCGCAGAAGAACTCGCGTTACCGCCAGTCAAGATACATTGCTCGGTGCTTGCAGAAGATGCGATCAAATCAGCTATAGCAGACTATAGAAAGAAACATGAAGAAGTCACCCATTGAGAGCCCTTGCATATCAGTATGCCGCTATGAAGACGAAGTCTGCGTGGGCTGTGGTCGCACAGTAGATGACATAGTTAATTGGTATGATATGACTGATGATGAGAAGCAAGCAGTATTAAACAGGATAGAAAAAGATTCCAAAGGATGGTTTAAATAATGGATATGATAACCTTAACAGATAATGCTGCTAAAAAAATGAAAGACTCTCTTTATAATAGAGGTCGAGGAGTAGGCATGCGTATTGGTGTGCGCACTAGTGGTTGCAGTGGATTTGCTTATGTGTTGGAATTTGCTGATGAAGTACGCGAGCATGATATTGAAATAGATGAACGTGGTATTACTTTATTAATTGATAAAAAAGATATAGTTTATCTACGTGGTATGGAAATCAACTATGCCAAAAAAGGACTTAACGAAGGCTTCGAATTTCAAAATCCCAATGCCAAGGCTGAATGTGGTTGTGGAGAATCATTTACTGTTTGACATCTTATAATTAGTAATATATACTAGTAAGATGCTTATTCAAAAATACAACTATACCCCTATTAATCGTGATACTGTAGAAGGTAAACGTCTTTATACCTTACCAGACGGGTCACGTGTTCCTAGCGTTACTACAATATTAGATCGAACCAAACCACAAGAGAAGCGAGATGCTCTTGAAAATTGGCGTAAACGTGTAGGAACCCAGCAAGCCCAACAGATCACCACAGAAGCCGCCAGCCGCGGAACACGTATGCACAAATGGTTAGAGGACTATGTGCGCAACGATCGTGAAATGGGCACTCCCGGTACTAATCCAAACAGCCAACAAAGCTATGCCATGGCACAAGAAATCGTAGAACATGGCTTAAAACATGTGGATGAAGTATGGGGAATCGAAGTGCCTTTGTACGTTCCAGGCCTGTATGCAGGAACAACAGATGCCTGCGGAGTATACAAGGGTGCTCCAGCGATTATCGACTACAAACAGACTAATAAACCCAAGAAAACCGAGTGGATTGAAGACTATTTCCTTCAATTATGCGCCTATGCTGCCGCACATAACGAAGTCCATGGTACTGATATCAAACAGGGGGTAATCCTGATGGCAGTGGCACCTAAACTGCTAGAAGACAACACGTTCGCTAGGCCAGAATTCCAAACTTGGACAGTTAGCGGTAATGAATGGACCATATGGATGGATCGTTGGTTCGATAGAGTTGAGCAGTATTATAAGTTAGCATAAATACTAGATATTGAACTAAGGTAAAATCATGGCTGTAATACAAATTTCCAAAATACAAGTGAGACGTGGATATCAGGAAGATATTCCGCAATTAGCTTCAGGCGAACTAGGTTGGAGTATTGATGAACGCAGACTGTTCATCGGTAATGGTACACTTACAGAAGGTGCACCAGAAATTGGCAATACAGAAATCCTTACTATCTATAGTCCAATTGGTGCTGCCCTGGCTAATATTGGTGTCATTGAATCAAACATTAGTACGCTACAAACTCAGGTTGCGGCATTACAAGCTAATTCTACCACAACAGTTTCTAATGTTACATTGGCTGATAATAATGCAATCATTTCTAATGCTAACATAATATTCAGTACTACAAGAAATATATTGGATTATAGTATAGTTAGAGGTCTCAATAATAGAGTTGGCACGTTGTCAGTTACACAAATTAACGGTTTAGTTGTTTACCAAGATGACTACAATGAAACTGGAAATCTTGCGCTTACTTTAGATGTTACAGCTTATGGTAATACAGCAGTTATTCAATATACTACTATTAGTACCGGTAATATAGCCACGTTATACTATTATAACCAAAGAACATTTGCGTAATCATGTGGGCAAATTTTTGGAATCTGCGGGTCAATGATAGACTGGCAGAGTGGAAAAACTTCCGTGGCGAGCTCAGTCACTTACCATTAGATCAAGCAATTCAAGAACTTAACACTATGTGGAGTACCGCTCCATACGTAATCTATTATTTGGATCCTAGCGAACCACATACCTGGCCTGATCCTTGGCAATTATTGGCTGAGAATTATTACTGTAATGTTGCTAAAGCCTTAGGAATCCTATATACTATATACTTCACCAGTCATAGAACAAGTGATTTAGAACTGCGTGTTTATTACGATTACAAAGATAAAGAACGTTATACCGTAGTATATATGGATCAAGGAAAATATATTCTTAATTACTGGCCCTACGAAATAGTAAATACAGAACAAGTAGAAGAAAAGCAATTACAGCTATTGTATCGATATACCAGCACAGATTTAGCATTAGACAAATATTAAAAGAGGTTTCAAGTTGAACACAATTCAAGTTAAAAAACGTAGCGGAGCCATCGTTCCACTAGATTTAACAAAATGGCAGGCGCAGGTAGCTAAAGTATGCCAAAACGTAGCCGATGTCAGCCAGAGTATGATTGAAATCAAAGCACAACCACACTTCTATGATGGTATCAGTACTCGTGAAATTGACGAAATTACCCTACGTGCTATCGTTGACCTAATTGACGTAGAACACAATCCCGATGTTGGGCATACTAACTATCAATACGTAGCAGGTAAACAACGATTGAGTATGCTACGCAAAGACATCTATGGTGACTATCAAGTTCCACACTTATTTGAGATCGTAAAAACAAATGTAGCCACAGGCCTATACACTGCTGAATTACTAAATTGGTATTCAGAAGAAGAGTGGAATAAGATGAATGACATCATCGACCACAGTAAAGATGAAGAATATGGCTATGCAGCTATTGAACAATTGATTGAAAAATATCTAGTACGTAATCGTGCTACTAAACAGATCTATGAAACACCACAGATTAGATATATGGTTGCGGCTGCAACTGTGTTCCATGCTGAGAATCCTAGTCAAAGATTAAAATATATTAAAGATTACTATACCTGCGCCAGTGATGGATTGTTCACGCTCGCCACTCCAGTGCTCGCTGGCCTAGGTACCCCCACAAAACAATTCAGCAGTTGTGTGCTGATTAAAAGTGATGATGACTTAGATAGTATCTTTGCATCAGGAGAGATGATGGCCAAGTATGCCAGCAAGCGTGCTGGTATTGGTCTAGAGATAGGTCGTTTGCGCCCCTTAGGGAGTCCTATACGAGGCGGGGAAATCATGCACACAGGCATGATCCCCTTCCTTAAGAAATGGTTTGGAGATTTACGTTCATGTAGCCAAGGCGGTATTCGTAATGCAAGTGCTACAGTATTCTATCCTATATGGCATCATCAATTTGACGACTTGATTGTATTGAAGAACAATCAAGGCACAGAAGAAACTCGAGTGCGTCATATGGACTATGGTGTTGTGCTTAACGCTATGTTCTGGCGTCGTTTTCGTAATAAAGAAAATATTACATTCTTTGATCCTAACGAAGTGCCTGATTTATACGAAGCATTTTATAAAGATACAAAACAATTTGAAGAGTTGTATGTCAAGTATGAAAAGCAAAAAGGTCTACGTAAAAAAGTCCTGTCAGCTGAAGAAGTATTCAAAGGTGGTATCTTAAAAGAAAGAACCGACACCGGTCGTATCTATCTAGTGTTTATCGACAACGTAATGAAGCAAGGACCATTTGATCCTGAGTATCATACCATCTATCAAAGTAATCTCTGTTGCGAGATTTTACTGCCCACTAAGCCATTCAAACGCTTAGATGACGCCAATGGTCGCATTGCCCTGTGTACATTAGGTAGTATAAATTGGGGTGCTTTCCGCAACCCAGAAGACATGCGACGTGCTTGCAGAATTCTACAACGTAGTCTATGTAATATTTTAGATTACCAAGATTTCCTAAGCATACAAAGTAAATTAAGCAATGATGAAATACAACCACTAGGTATTGGCATCACTAATTTAGCCTATTGGCACGCTAAAAAGAATCTACGCTACGGTGAGAAAGATGCACTACAGGAAGTTAAAACTTGGATGGAACATCAGGCATTTTATTTAACAGAAGCCACAGTTGAACTGGCTAAAGAACGCGGCGCATGTCTACACAGTGAACATACACGGTATGGTAAAGGTTACTTCCCCTGGGAGAACCGAGCTCGAGGTGTTAACAAACTAGCAGACTTTACGCCAACACGTGAACTAGATTGGGAACAACTACGTAGCGATATGAGGTCATATGGGGTGCGTAATGCTACATTGATGGCCATCGCCCCAGTAGAAAGTTCTAGTGTTGTTATCAACTCAACCAACGGTATTGAAATGCCGATGAGTTTAATTTCAGTTAAAGAATCAAAAGCAGGTAGCTTTATACAGGTAGTACCAGAGTATAATAAATTAAAAAATCGTTATCAATTGATGTGGGAACAGAAAGATTGTGACGCATATTTAAAAACTGCGGCAGTGCTAGCGGCCTATGTTGATCAAAGTATTAGCACAAATACTTTCTATAATCCAGCACATTGGGAAGATCGTAAAGTACCAAGCACACTGATCGCTAAAAACTTAATGCAGGCGCATGCTTGGGGTATTAAAACATTCTACTACAGTTTGATCAACAAACAAGGCGCAAAAGCAAATGCGGAAATTGCACCAACGTTGGCAACGTTGGCCGCACAACCAGATGAAAATGACGATGATTGCGAGGCATGTAAACTATGAGTAAAGAACAATACAATTTAAATACTAAAACAGATTATCTACATCGCAAGATGTTCTTGGACCCGGCCGGTCCTGTGACTATCCAACGCTTTGAGGAAGTCAAATATAACAAAGTTGCTAACTTTGAACAAACAGCACGTGGCTTCTTTTGGCAACCAGAAGAAGTTAGTCTAACTAAAGACAGTCAAGACTTCAAAGATGCCAGCGATGCCGTCAAACATATCTTTACCAGCAACTTACTACGTCAAACAGCATTAGATAGCCTACAAGGCCGTGCACCTAATCAAGTGTTCGGACCAGTGGTAAGTATCCCAGAACTAGAAGCACTGATCAGTAATTGGAGCTTCTTTGAAACTAATATCCACAGTAAATCATACAGCCATATCATACGTAATATCTATAACGTGCCTAAAGATGTATTCAACACTATCCATGATACTGAAGAGATCATAGGTATGGCCAGTACCATTGGCAACTACTATGATAAGTTACATGTGATTAATTGTAAAAAAGAACTCGGGCACAAGATTGACGAACGTGATCATATCAAAGCCATATGGTTAGCTTTACATGCAAGTTATGGCTTAGAAGCATTTCGCTTCATGGTGTCATTCGCTACAAGTCTAGCAATGGTTGAGAATAAAATCTTTATTGGTAATGGCAATATTATCAGCTTGATCTTACAAGACGAGTTACTACATAAGGAATGGACTGCTTTCTTGATCAATCAGGTAGTTAAAGAAGATCCACGCTTTGCAGATATTAAAGCAGAATGCGAAGCTGAAGTGTATCAAATGTATCTTGATGTTATCCGTGAAGAAAAAGCCTGGGCAGAATATCTATTTAAGATGGGTCCGGTGATTGGTCTTAATGCTAACATCTTAAGTGAGTTTGTAGACTATACAGCCGCTGGTGCACTGAAAGAAATTGGTATCAAATATCAGGAGCCAGCACCAAAGACTACTCCTATACCTTGGTTTAATAAACACAGTGATACCAGTAAAAAACAAACAGCACTACAAGAAAATGAATCAACAAATTATGTAATCGGGGTCATGGGAGAAAATGTTGACTACGATGAATTACCGGAGTTATAAGATGTTAGTAGTATACAGTAAGAATCATTGCCCTTTATGCGAAAAGGCAAAATACTTATTAAAAAATAAAAACATAGCATACACAGAAATTAAAATTGATGAAGATCAAGATGCACGCGAGTGGTTAATCGCCCAAGGGCATCGCACAGCACCACAGATCTACAAAGGTGATGAACTGTTCGTAGAAGGTGGTTATCAAGGATTAGTAAAATTATCAGATGAAGAATTATTCAATAAACTAGGGGAAGTCGATGCTTGAAAAAACAGGATATGCTAAAGATACAGTAGTATCATTTAAAATAGTCAACGGTGATGAGCTTGTCGCTAAAATCGTAGAAGAAACACACGACGGATTTGTTATCAATAAACCAACAACAGTCATGCCTAGCCAAAAAGGTCTAGGGTTGATGCAGAGTTTATTCACTAGCGACGTAAATAAGAATATAACACTAGATAAACGTCATGTAATGTTACATAGTCCTACAGTTAAAGATGTAGAAGACTATTACATACAAACTACCACTGGTATTCAGCCAGTTAGTGCTGGTGGTATTATTACCTAAGGTGTAATTATGTATCTTAACCCAACACTTGAATACAAACACATCAGTGAGTGGGCTAATCATCTTGTTGGCCGTAGGATAACTCCTCGCAACCTAGTTAAAACACTAGGCAAACATCTCAACAAACATCATCCGATACGGGTTAAATTATACAGTGGTGCCAAAGGTGGTCTTGACCCAGGTGAATTTACCATTGGTGCTGAATATGATCCTGGCCTAGATGAAATCCGTAAGAAACAATTCATCATTGATTTCATATTAAACTAT